GTTATATTTCTCAGCCAAGGTGACAGCCTTGCCCATGCCTTTAAGCAGACCGGCAAAGGCAGAGGTTTTGGCTGCGCCGGCTTTCATCTCGCCGGCAATCCTGGCTCTCTCGCCAGCAGCCCGTGAATAATGAGCCCGGATCTTATCGTCTCTCTCAAGTTGCTTGCCGGCAAACATCTGCAATGCCGCACCATAGGCACCTTGGGTTTGCGCTTTGGCCAACCACTTAACCGAGGACGGATCGCCGGCACCGCCTTTGAAGCTGGCCTTGGCGTCACTCATTGCTATATCGCTAACCCGCCGCATCTCACCAGCCTTACGCTGTGCGCTGGGGATGTGGTAGCCTGACCTGTCTTCATACTGGGCTGCGAGATCCTCGTAGGATTCTGCCTTATCTATGCCGACTTGCCGGTAGCCTTCAGCCTGTTGATTGGACCCCATAAAATCCAGAACGGTACTGAGGAGACCCATGCCACCTGACAGCCCCTTGGCCGTTCCCGTGTCTAATCCACCTGCAAATTTGCTCATATCAAGTCTCCGTAGTATCGAGTTCTAGAACCGCCGCCATGATCGTCGCCGGCCGCGGTGCAGTTGCCTTCAGATACAATCTGTTATTTGCGTTAGTCACGCCGGGGAAGGTTACCTCGGGCTCTGACAAGAATGAATGTATGGTGTCATCTGCCACTGTCGATCCATCGATGACCTGTGGCAGGGTATCCATATTTGTGAAGTCGCGGCCATACTCGAGGCCTCTGTGGTGTGTGTTACTGAGCAGCAGCCCGATGGTCTGGATCCGCTGACGCATCGTCAGGGTGGTTCCCTTGGTGGCGCCGTAGGGTAGGTTCGCCGACTTGAACTGCGCTATATATTGCAAGCCGACCACACCATTAGTTACGGTCGTGGTCGAGCCTCCGTCAGTCACCGAGATAGCTCCATTGGAAACCGTGAAGGTTTGAATATCTCCACTGGCATCGTCCAGGCACTTGCCGTCAGCCCAGCAGATCACCTCGAGACCTTCGAGATGCTCGAGCTTGTCCACCTCGGATCGCGGAACGGTGTAGGTGAATTCAACATAGCTGTCAGCGAGACGGCTGATGTCACCACCTATGCATTCGGATTCCTTGGCCCACTTCTCGAGGTAGTGTCGCTTCTGCCCATCGACCACTCTCAGGACTTGGTAATAGACTGCATCCTCCTCAGTTCGGGGGAGTACAACCACATCTGTTATAACGCCATTGACGGTGTCTGCATCGCCGGTCTCTATCGGGATCCACGCCCGAACTTGCTCGGATGGATCATAAACCAGACACGCCACCGTGCCGTCAGCCCTCAGTGCATGGAGGCGCGTATCAGGTTGCCTCTGGACATCCATGTGGACAAAACCGGGAGAACCTATCTCAGGTGCCAGTTTCGTCAAATCTGAGGAGCTATAGTCATTACTGTCGAATGAATATTCGAGTTCAAACAACTTATACTTAGATCTATCCACAAATAATCCACGACTATCCACCTTAACTGAGCGGATTGTCGCCGAGCCCTGCGTCGATGCGTCCTTCAGATTGAACTCCTCAACGCTCAGAGGTTCGTCAAAAGCAGATGCCCGGACAGAAACCTCACTGGTTTGCGTTCCTAACATCAATCTCTGGAGGCCCATGCCCCAGTTGATCACATCAACCGGACCCTTACCCAAGGTTCTGACCAGTGGAGCGGAGCCCCCGCTCAGTTCATCATCGAAGGAACGAAAGCTATCCGTCACCGAGCCGATGATCCAATCCCTACCAAACCACCACAGGCGTCCCTCATACAGCGTTACAGCGGTAGACCAGCCCCTCTTGTCACTCCAGACACCCTCATACCACTCGTTGGTCGCTGACGTTGATCCTAGACGCACCACAATGGAGCCATCCACCGAGGTGTTGGACGTATATGTGTGGATCCGCACGACACCCGTGATGCCGCCGCCGGGGTAAGACATTGAGACATTCGCCGTGCCTGATGTAAAATCTCCCGTATCCACACCAATCCGATAGAAGGCGATGGTATTATCCAGGCTGTCATCGAATGAAACCGCTGCCTGATTTGTCGCATAGGTGGTGACTTCCGTCCACGAGCCCTCATCATCGATGGATCTCTGGAGTGTGACCGTTGCCGTCCACGAGCCGGTGATGGTTATCGTAAAGATACGTGAATTATCTACACCAACCACCCGGATACTGTCCGACCAGTTGCCGGCAGCGGAGATCGCAGCCGAGACATCCTGACCCACAGATCTCATGCGGAACAGCACACCGATCTGATTGGCCGAAAAAACATTGTTAGAGGCCGTCAGCGTACACTCACCTGACAGCGCATCCGAGGTGATGGTAGTCGATGACGTATTAATCACCCTGAAGGGTCCGTCTTCAGTCAGGTATTTGGTTGCCGACCAAGACCGCTTTCCCCGGCGTTGGATCCTGTATTGCTGGTAGCCGTCACAGGCCAGATAAATCACGTTGCCTGATTGATCCCAGCGGATCAGCGTCAGGTCATCCTGATTATACGGCAGCGGCATCGTCATGGGACCGGCGCCCTCGATTGACACTTCATCAACCAGAACGTCGATCTCATCTCGATTGAGTAGCCTGACCCAGAAATTACCTTTCGGTGTGAAGGCGATTGAATGCGTTCCCTCATCCAGTGTGGAATCAGTAATGTAATCCGTACCACCTTGGGAGGATCCTATGGTCAGCGTCACCGGACCTCGCTCAACCACTATTCTGATGGCGTGTTGGTGAATGCCTGATATTGGACCCTGCGTAACGTGAGACCTGTGCTTGTTGTCAATGATGCGGGACTGCCGGCCGTAGACCTTCACCTCTGCCCTCACCATCCCCGGCGAGGTGTTGGCGTCATAGACAAAGACCTCCTGATCTCTGATGGCTGCGTTGAACCTCGTGCCGATCAGGGACATATAGCCTTTTGAGTTGACCGTCTTCTGCGCCGAGGTGGCTCCGCCTTCATCCGAATCCGTCCACGATGTCAGATCAGTCTCAAAGGTGCCGTTGGCGATTGATGTGTTGTTCAGTGGCCGCTCGATCAGCGTCTCCTCATCGTCTTCAATCAGGATCACCCGCATGGTCTCAGCGGATACCTCGATCAGCGCCATATCATCGGCATTGAAAACAAAGGGAACGTGCTTTGCTACTTTCGAATTATAACTCTCGGCCACCTTTTCCATGCCTGGACGGATGGTCATGGACCCCAAGGTGCGAGGCATCCAGTTGGTCTGTTGTGAGGCTGACATCGCAATGCGTTTGATGTCGGTACGTCCAAGCGCACGGTCATCTATGACACCGCGGTTGAAAGTGGCAATGGGTGAATTCATCTCTCCCATATGCTTAACCTGTCAGGTTGGTTCGGCTACCCATGTCTCGACGGCTACCGAAGCGGCCTCTCCGAGATCTCTGCCAGCCTGTCTCAGGATAGAACTTAACACCCTCTTGCAGGGCATCCTTTGATCTCGCCATCGTGCGCTGTTCCTTGAAACCCTCTGTCATATCCTCAGTCTTATCTGGATTGACACGGGGAGCGGATTTCATGGCGAGGTAGTATTCAACCATCTCGATGAAGCTCTCAGGCCAGAGGGCCATGTCCTTACCGTAGGACGCATCATCTGAGACGTATCTCACATAGATCTCATCGATGTCGGCAAAGAAATATCCCTGCTCCTTCTTGAATTCAGCATCAGTGAGAGGTGAGTAAAAGTATTCATCCGAGGAAATCTCGTGATGGTGGACATAATCACTGGGAATGTTGAATGCCCGTCTCAGCCCAAAGTCTGGCTCGATGGCTGAGTTGTAATCAAGCTTGACCGCTCTCATGGCAAAGTTCCAAAGACCATGTTCCAGACAGGCGCGCCGGCCGTCTTTGTCTTCATACCAGCCATCGAGAACGTGCCGCGGTTCACGGTCCTCATCTACGGCGGCTAACTCCGCTTGACCTAACAAGCGGAGCGCACCGTTATAGAGTGTTAGCTGCGTGGTCATGCAGCCATCGCTTTATTGTGTTCGACCATCCACTCCGCTGCGTCTTCGCGGGTGTTATGACCTTTGGATAGCACTGTGCTATCTGCCTTCCTTATAACCCGGAAGCCTTCAGCCGTTGTGAAATCAATCCCGAAATCCGAATCGTCGGTGTCTTCATAGACCATTGTATTGAGGTCGTGATATTCCAGCGGAGCCACCTTCGCAGATGTTCGATCAGAATAGCGGACGAACACTCGGCCATACCAAGATCCATCCTTGGGGATCAAGGTCACCTCCGACATCGTTGGCATCTGAGCAGCAACATGGGTCCAGAACATTGGTTCCATGCAGTCTTCAAAGATTGTGTCGGTTGGCACGAGGGCCGTGTATTGGGCCTGTACGGTTTCTTTCAACTGAAAGTCAATCGCCGCCAGCTTACGAGGCTCGCGGGGTTTTACTTCTTCTTTGGCTTTGGTTTTGGCTTTCGCCATTGGGAATACTCCTTCTGTTAAAGCAAGGGGCGCCCACCGCCATGATGGACGCCCCCCACGGTTGATGACGTTGTCGTCTAGGAGGCTGAACTAATCACAAGTCCAGATGTCAAGCTTGCGTATGTTGACGCCACCGCTGTCACCGAGTGAGATGTCAGCACATAGGTTGTTGAACCGATATGAAATACCGTATCACCAACCACCATGCCGATGTCTTCACCGTTTGAGATGTGGTCGGACGCGCCGACTACAGCCTGTAGGTGAGTGGACTTGTATTTCCAAGTCCGGGGTGCCGCAACGGGCTGATCGCCAGCTAGATGTGGCGGGTTGCCTGTTTCATAAGCCATTCGTTCCTCCTACCAACTACGATGCCGAACTGATCACGAGACCAGCAGACCAAGTTGTCGAGGTTGATCCGACCGCCGTGCAGCGATGGAACGATACGCCCGAACTCTCAGAGATGGCGAGGAGGGTGTCGTTAACATTAACACCCAAATCATTACCGTCAGAGATGAAGTCGGAAGCACCAATGTCTGTCTTCAAGTGCGTCGAGACATATGTCCATGCTTTGGCACCCGTAGAACCTTGAGCAATCGGCTGATATGCGAGAGCAATCGGGTTAGGGCTGGTGGAGTCATAAGTTGCATAAGCCATGTCTTAATCCTCCTATGATGCGCCGTAGGCAGATGCATCGTGCTTCATCTGAACTACGCCACTGTTTTGAAGTAAGACCGAACCCATGAAGACTGTGCAACGAGCCCAGGAATAATCCTGTTCTTCGTCGTAGCCAACCGGAGACTGCATGGTCTCTTTATCAACCGCATGGCCAATGGCATTGCGATGATAGAGATAACACTGCTCAGTCGTTCCTGCACCGCCGGCTCCAACAGAACCAGTGAGGCGAGGATGAACGATCCAGTTAATGCCATACCAACGCTTGAACATACGGGCTGGTCCGGTGAACGGTTGAACGCTCACATAATCAGCCGAAGCATATTCAGACACTTGCATCAGATACGCATCAAAAGCCGGTGTGATGAGGCCGAACATATTATCTTCCTCTTCACATGGTACGAAATTATCGCCCAAGATGGTTTTTGATTTAGCTACCATATCGAGGGTAGCAATCGCGCTGGTGCCGGTGTCGTTGGTGGCAGTGTCAAGAACCGTAATGATATCGTCATCGATCTTGCGATTGATAACAGCCATTGAGGTTTCTTGCATGATCCGCTTCTGATCGCTTTGTGATGCAAAGACGTTGAAGCCGGTTTTACGGACGAGGTCGTGCCATTCCTTGAGGGTTGCAGTATTCTGCGTCAAGTTATCTGCACGGGCCTGGATGAGGCCATTCACGCCACGAGTGCTAGCTGCCGCGGAGCCACTATCAGCTACCAAGAAGGTTGCCTTGTTGCCCTTGATCACGGTCTCTTGCACAGTGGTCGAGCGCAGACGGGATTGTCTGTCCTCGAACCCATGGATGAATTCCTGCCGGTATTGGGTTTGATATGCTATTTGAGGCATAGCCAATATCCTTCTCTAACAGGGTTGATTCCGTCAGCAGGGTTGGCCTTCAACGATTAATGAGGGTTGTCGGAAATCCGGGCCTCGGCGGTCGTGTCAGGTGCCGCGTCTAGAAAGTTAATGCCTCGGGGCCACAGTCTATCTATATGGGTGGGTTGTCCGTCCTTCCGCTTATACACAAGATGTGGTGTCTAAGTCAACAGGTCTCTGTCTACCATCATAGTCCTCCGGGTTGTGGGCTTCAAAGTCTCGGAACGATCTCGGGTTCCAATCTTCAGGGAGATCGTCTTTAGTCATCTTGCGGGTCCAGATCTCTACACCTCTCGCCGCTTTGGGTGATCCCATGGCTAATAGCTTTTCATAGTTGCCACGGGTCATCATGTCAGGAGCGTGGCCGTCACGACCTCCCCTGCCATCGCTGAGTGTTTCCATCGGCAGCGCGCCAGAACAGGATCCGCAATATTCCATCACCTGATCTTGGAAATCCTCGGGCTCACGCCTCCACCATCCTGGCTTAACCTCGTAGCCGCCGGGATCATCAAACAAATAGTCCTGGGCCGCGGCTATTTCGCAGAAGAAGGCGCCTTTAGGTGTGATGGCTGCTGACCAGCTTGATTGGAAAGGGCAGTTCTCGATGAGCAACTCTCGTAATTCGTGATCGTCAACCACCTCACTGATTGCGACGAGTAGCGGTTGGTGCCGGCCACTCGCTTGGGAGTGGTCATTAAACGCCACACGCTCCCGGTTGAAGGTTTTATGGATGTCAGCTTTATACTCTCCCCACTTAAACCCAGCCGTCCAGAACTCCCGCTTCTCTTTGGGAACCATATCCCTCATTAAGGTCAGGATTTCTCGGAACTGTGGGTGGAGTGTTGGTTCTCCACCCATGATACCGATCCGACCTGGGAATCCTTCCAATGATTCAACGGCGCGCTTAAAATCTCCGAGCGACATAAAGTATGGCTGACGGTGGTTACCAACGAACCTCGTACAGTTTGCACAGTTGAGGTGACAAGCGTTGGTGATGTCGATTTGGATAACCGTGTTTTCATGGATTGCCCTCATCTCGCCGCTCTTTCATCCATCCGCTGCTTGACTTGCAGCAGTTCAGCATATCGAGCCTGATGCGTCTCAGCTTTAGCACCAACGTAGTATTCACCCTTGGTGTCTTGCATCAGCTTCTCGAGATCTGCCATCTCACCCTCGATGCCCTTGGCTTGATCAGACCCTTCACCTGGAACTGTCGTGGCCGCAGGATCAATCTGGTACATCTTATCGACAAACCACCTGACTGCCTCGGGATCATTGAACAATGCCCTGCCGTCACCCATCCGAGCAGCCATCAGGTTCTCAACGAACTCAGGTGAGCCCGATCCTGTCAGCCAACCCTTGAGTGCCACCATATTCTTATTGGTATCGGCGCCGTAATCCTCTCGCAGCGCAGACATGGTATCACGGCTTTCGGATTCATCCAGTGACTGCTGGGATTGAAGGTCAGCAGACTGATGATTGTAGATAGCTGCAACCATCTCATTGGCCACTGCCGGCGAGAGGTTGTGCTTGTGAGCTATTTCAGAGAATGCATCGACATACCCCATGTCACCGTCTGGGATCTGGATGTCTTCAGGCAATGCCTCACGATACCCAGCGGCCTCGGCCGGCAGATCGTGATTGGTTCTCCAGGCTGCTTGCTCTTCCTCGGTCCCTTTAGTTGGGAACGGGTTTGGATCGCCGCCTTGTTTGAATAGCCTCTCAGCATTCTTTGTCCAGTTTGCCATGTCTTTTGGTGAGGCAAACCGCTCGAGCCGCTTCTCGAACTGATCATCGCCGTCAGCCACTGCCGTGCGCCAATCGTCCCGCCAGACATTCTCTGCCGGTGCGGGTTCAGGTGTTGGCTCCGGTGTGGTTTCCGGGGTAGGTTCTGGTGCTGGCTCTGGTGTGGGTTCCGGGGTTGGTTCAGGTGTTACATCTAAGGCTACTTCAGCCATCGGTCTTTCCTTTCCGTTTTAAGATACGCTTCTCTGCTTTTGTAACATTCTCTAAGTTACAGTTGATTATCCCAACTATTGTCCGTCCTACTTTGCGGGAGCCTTCGTTGAACGATGTTGATCGCTCACTGTTGGGGTCGAAGGTCATATTGTATGTGCCGGCGAGTTCCTCAATAATGCACTTGATTGCGCGCTCTTGTTCATGTGGGCCTCCCTCGCCTCGTGCTACCGCCTGGATCGCATATGCGTCCTGTATATCAGCCGGCAGCAAAACCAGCTTTTGTGTCATCTAACTATCGCCTCCTCCTCGGAACAGAATAATATCTGTCTCCAAGTTTCTTGACTTCAAATCCACGCTTCTCCTCACCGGCAACAGTCTTATGAAAGGTCTTGTGCTTCTTACCCTTGAGGATCATGTAGCTCTCTTCAGGCAGATCATATTTCTGCCGCTGCTCTTTTGTTGTTTCAATCACTGACCCATAGTGGCCGGTGCTGTCTCTGCTCATGCCAGCCTTCTTTGCGGAGTCATAATCATAGCCGCCGCCTCCAGAATCAAACATCGGCGTCATCACTGATGTGTCGCTGTCCGAATGATATGGCATATTTCGAGATCCACCCATCGGCGTCTCTCCAGGCCCAGGATTGTATGGCATATTCTTGAACATCTCCGAGAAGCTGTTCTTATCCTGCGCCTGTGCCGTTGAGACAAACTTACCCATTAGATAAGAGCAGCCTCCTCTTCAGGCAGTGGCACTTGAGCCTGTGCCTCTTCAGCTTGAGCCGCCATCAGATCCGCTTGGGATACCTGTTGGGCAACCTGTGATCCTGCCGCTACGGTCTGAGCCAACTCAGCCATCGCCGCCTTGTTCTGCTCTTCCTCTTGGATCTTGTCGAGGTCACCATCCTCAACCATCCAATCTGCCGGCGTTCCGATACCATGCAGGGCATCTCGCATACCAGTGCGCCAATCAATCATACGGAGAGCCATCGGATCCAGTGGTTCCATCTCGACCGCAACACCTTTGGCCTCGAGTAGCTGCTGACCTTTGATCCGGTCCATGGCTTCGTTGAGCGGAGATTCAAACTTGAATTCAACCTCCTGGCCACGCAGACCTTCAGGCATCTCTTGCGGAGATCCGAAGGCGCCATTGCGTAACAGGATATCAAAGTCCTGCTCACACAGTGCGCCGTTGTAGTCAGTCTCCATGGGCTCAAACAGTGGCAACGCATTACGGATGAACTCCTCGATGCGCTTGGACACCTCAAAGGCCGTCATGTCACTTGAACTGGTGTCAGGTAGGTTGAGCCTGTTGAGATAGAATGCCTCGGCAATCATATGCCTGACATCCTGCATCATCTCCATGCCAACCGGGACGTATTTCTCACCACCCATATGTAATGGCCGAACTACCTCACCGAGACGCTCATCATAGACAGCATCGACCGCGGTGAAGCCACCGGGGAAAGCTTCGACGCCGCCCTTAATAGCCTCGGCCACACCGATCAGGGGAGGATCCACCGCTTTCTCCCCAGCGGCCAGCAAGGTGTAGGTCATCGATTGGATGAGCCTCGCATCAGGTAGAGCCGCAACGGTGGCCGGGGAGTAAGCATACTGTGATCCACTCACAGTCTGCCAGCGGGGAATGACATAATGCTTATTCCAGATGCCGACCTCCTCGAGGACGGTCTCGTGGTCAAGATCCAGATACACCGATACCCATGGCCGGCCGTTCCAGTTCTTGTTCTCACCTTCATCATCATACTCATGTGCTGGTACAATGATGTGCCGGCAGTTGATCTCTTTAAAGGGGTCCTCTTTTGCCAGCTTCTTCAGATGTTCGGATGCAGTCTTTGGGAATATCCCTGTCAACTGTCGTGCTTTGGGGTTCCACTTGCGATGGATCTGCGAGACGGCGCCGAACTCATTCTCTGCCCACGCCATATCCCTGAGATGCCAGCATCGATGTAGCAGGATCTGACCTGTTGCCGGTGTGGTTGCTAACTCACTGGAGATTGCACACTGACCGAAGGCAGCGTAGTCGTTGTCTGCCTCCTTGGTTGCCCGGACAAAACCAGACTCAGTATCATACATTGCGCGCCGTTGCGTCTCCTCAGCATTGTGAAGCCACTTACGCTCGGTTTCGTTGCTGTCGTCGTGTTGGGTGTTCTTCTTCCTGATGTGGAACCACTCCTTCGCAGGAGGTCTGAGCATCGAGCCAAAAGCATTGCCCAGATCTCTCCGAGCAAGCACGGGGTACGATGTGTCGAGGTTGGTTGCGAAGGTCTCACCGACTATCCGTTGGTAGGTGAAGTCTGCACGTTCAGGATAGAACTGCTCGGCTATCTCTTGCCACAGGATCATCAAGGTGTCACGCTGGGACTTGTAGAGAGAGCTATCCTGTTCCATCAGCCTTTTGTGTCGGCGGAGGAGGATACTCATATTAGTCTCCTAAACTTTCACCGCCTGAACCGAGGACGGTCGATGCTCTAGAACTCACTCGGCGCCGTGTATCCTTTGCGCGCTTGCCGGCTGCTGTTGGGATAGTTGGTCCCCTTGCTGCTGCCGCAGCAGCAACCGGCAGCGCCGCCTGAACTGGTGCCGGTGCCGGTGCCGGTGGCGGAGGTGGCGGTGGTGCTGGTGGCGGTGTGATGGCTCGTATTACTGCTGCAAATTTACCCATGATCAATCTCCTCCAAGGGACTCACTGTCGAATGTCGTAGTCGCAACCCTGCTGCCTCGACGCATAGCATTACGCCTTTCGTTCTGCGCCTGTATACGCTTTCGATCTGGTGCCTCTGGTTTCCTCTCAACCTCTGGTGCGAGGGTGGTTTGTGGTGCCGCGGGAGCTGCTTGCTGTTGTTGTTGTTTTCCACCACCGCCAAATAGCCCCTTGGCCATGTTGGCCACGCTCATCACCGTACCGATGCCTTGAATAACTGGAAGTGCGGCTGCTAGTTTTGACATATCATCTCTCCAAATACATGACCGGACCTTCTTCCTTAAACCCTGCGCGCTTCATCAATAAGATAAAAGCTCGTTGGTCTCTCTCAGACAGTCCTGCTGTCGCTGTTACAAATACATGGCTCACATCAAACACCGCAAACCACTCCATCATGGCTGACATCAGAGCCCTACTTGTCCTGGCGTCTCGATGCTCTGGCTTCACAAAGAACTTCGAAACATAGCCAAAGGGCCGTGCCTGGAATTCAGTGGAAGCTACCACCATTACGCCGCCTGTGAGATTGCCTTCATCTTTGCCGATAAGGATATCGTAAGAAGGCTGTTGGACATACAGTCCGAAGATGTTTCGGCTGTTGTCTTCTGAATACTCTATAGCATAGCCAGATTCATTAATAAAGGTTTCTGCCATCTCTATTAATTCGGGGATGTCGGTCATATCCGCTCGACGTATGATCATCGTCTCTGCCTCTGGCCTCGTTGGGTGCGCTTGGTCATTACTTCTGGCTTGCGATTGCGGGAATGCGTGAACTTGCCCTGATACAGCCGGCGGTCTCCACCATACCATGACATACAAACAGCATCGCCTTTATCCGTTGATCTACCCAACCGATCAACCACCTTTTCCTTGGGTTCGATCTTAATCCCATTGGGTGCTATCTCGAAGGTAGGAGCGGTGAGGTCGGCCAGTAGTTCTGGATCCCGTGGCAATGCAATCGGAGACCCTCCGTCTTGGTTGGGGTCAAGGGCTTCACGCATCTGCCAGATAGCCTGTGATCTCTTGTTCGTAAAGCCGAGTTGCCGGTCACTAGTCCTAGCTTTGGATTTCTCCGCACCCTTATAGGGGATGGGGTCAATCCGGTTGTCTTTGAGATGCTCATACATCGATCCTCCGTAGCCGCCACCCATATCAATGATCACCGCGGCATCCTGCCGGCGATGTGAGACAATAACACCAGCCGAGAACCGGCCGATGGAATCCGTGGGGATGTTTTTAGCAGGGATCTCGATCATTGGTGCAAACCAGCCGTCATGCCTGATGGCTAAGATCAGTGGATCCTGTCCACCGCCAGATGCATCCACCCCAATCGCACACATCGGAATACCCTGTGGTGGTTCCGGGTTCCACTTGTTCTGCGCTTCGAGTACCCACGCAGTAGGGATAGCCTGGTTCGCCGTATCCTCACGAGCGGCCATGAAGTTACCATCGCGGTAAGCAGAACGCATGGGCTCTGGCAGTTGATCCAATCTTTTAGAGTAGTCTGTGTTGATGAGGTACGGATTATCATCGAGTGTGCCATGGATGAAGCTCCTTGAAATCGGGTGATAGTCCTGGCCGTTCCATGTCTTCACATCATCGGGTCCGTCAACCCACATATCCCTGCCATCAGGATCCGTCAGCACCCAGCGCAGTTCACCTGACTTAGCTGGGTTCGGGAATGTAATGTCGAGCCATGGTGCAAACATCGGAATGATCCAATAGCCATCGGCGGTGATGGGAGGGTTGGTTGCCATCACAATGCGACACCGCTGACCCTTGACCGTGGATCTGTTCCAGCCACACAGATACCTGACCTGTTGCTCTAAGAACTGCACGGTCTCATCGAATGCCACGAGGTCGTGAGGTTGGCCCTGCCAATGCTGCTCATCTCCCATCTTGGCACAGGCGCCGAACTCGATCAGTTGATCCTCTCTGCCGGTCGGCCGCATCGTCATCGGGTGAGATCCTGAGTAGCCGTCACGAGATCCATTGATCTCAATGGCGCGCTCAGTCATCGCTCCCATATCAGTGTACTGCCGGCGCATGATCAGAGATCTGAGGTGAGCCTCGAAGGCCAGCCCCAGGATTAGATCAGTCTTACCCGGACCAGCTTGACCACCATACAACAGTTCGACGGCCTCGCTCTCGAATGCCTCGTGTTGTGGTCCCGGTGTTGGTTGCCACTTGAGATGCTTGGTCCTCTCCCGCCGCTGGGTCCGAATAGCGTCCTTGGTTTCGGCCGGCAGGGTTGTCAGTTCATCTAATGTGTCTTGAAGATCACTCATGGTTTTCAGGTAAAGCGGCAACTGCTTGATCAAGCACGGGATCTCGAGTGAGGATGTTACCCTGCCCGTCCACAATGCCGCGCATCATCAGGTCGATGCGCTCAACCTTCTCGGATAATGTCTCTTCAGGGTTTGCCGTGGGTGTCATTGGATCCACACCGCTGATCACATAGAGCGATTGGATGAACTTATATGCGTTGAGTTCCCCTTGCAGCCCGATCAGTTCAGCTTCCATCTGCTTGAAGGCTGCGCTCTTGGATGAGTGCATTCCCTCGAGGAAGGCGATCTTCGACTTCATGGTCATCGCCAGATGGGTCTCCCAGGCATCAGGATATGGGTTCGGATCTCGTGTCAGGCCACACCCTTCAGGCAGGATAATCGTGATGCCGGCCAGCCGAGCCACATCAATGAAGAACCGAGCCCCTGTGAACTGAGACCGATACTCTTCGCCGGCCTCCAGATCGATGCCGTAGATGCCGATGGTCTGCACACCCTCATCAATGGCCATCGCCAAGGCATAAGAGATTTGCGACTGAAACCACATCCGACCATATTTCTGGAAGTAATGGTCCTTGGGTATCACCTTACCCGCCGGCCAATCAGGCATCGGCGCCTCAGTAAAGATCATGCGTGGAGGTTGGACGGACTTCAGTTCCTCGAGGTATTCCCGAAAGCCAGGAGGCCAAGTGTCTGGCCCGTGTACCTCGAACAACCTATCCCATCGCTGAACATTCTTGCCGCCTGGACCGATGGTCCAGATCTCCCAATCGAGATCATTGACGGGTGCTTCTGTTCTGCTCGGACACGTTCCTAATATTGCTACTTTTCTCTGTTTGGGCTGGGGAACCTTCTCTGGCCCCCCTGCCTTCTTCTTACGCCTCTTGGCCATTACAGCCCTTTCTTGGTTAGCCGATGGTCATGCCGGCCGTCGAGCCAATCACATTGTATTGTGATGTGGTCACGCCACGCAGTTGGACTACGCCACCAGCGTTGTTTATCTTGGACAAGAACAACGAGGAACCAACCCCGCCTATCGCCGGCTTAAAGATAATGCTGGTTGCCGTACCACCAAAGGTGATCTCGGACGCACTGGTTGCGATGTGCAGTTCCAGTGACACGCCGGGAGCGGGTGCTTCGATCTCGAAGGATGCCGCGGTCGCCGTGCCGCTTGACAAGATGGTCATGCCATAGTTTTTGGCGGTCGATCCTGCGGTGGTAGTTGCCACGTTGTCATTGATGTTACCCACGTTAGCGGTCGGATATAGTGATTGATCAGCTTTGTCTCGTGCGTTCACGAGGTGACCAGATGAATTCATGCCGAGTTGACGGCCATGAAGTGAAGTAAGTATGTTTTCCTTAACCATGATAAGCTCCTATTGCTTAGTGCTGTTGCTACGGAGGTGGGCTTGTTGCCCCTCTCTAATCACGCCTACCCTTTAATTAGCTTTCGCCGGGAACCTTCCCGACTTCTTCCCAAACGATGGTTCCACTGATGCCCATGGCCACCGCATTCTCGGCGATACGGACAGCAAGCTGTTCATTCAGTCCAGTTTGAATTCGTTTGTCTGATGCTGGTTCATAAGAGAAGTCATTTTCACCACCAACCGGCCAGTTGCCACCGTAGCGGAGTGTCTCACCACCGACGCCGCCGACAGTCGTTGAGTTGTAAGTTCCTGTTACCAGCGCAGTTGCGCCACGGTCAAGGAAGTTCAGCGGCGCGCCCACTGTTCCACCAACAGCCGTTGACGTACCACCTGAGATGATCTCGACGGCCAGCCGCTCACCGGATGAACCAACGTAGTTTGTGTTGTTGCTGAGTTCCACACTGTGGAGACGGATCCTCGTGTCGGTGGATCCTTGGAGTTCAAAGATGTCGCGCTCGGCGCCACCTGAACACTCGATGTCCGAAAAGGTCATTGAGTAAATATTGGTCTTTCTTTCGAATGAAGGTCGCATATCTCTATTCCTTCTGCAAATAAGCCTTGAGTCCTATCTCTGTCTCGCCGGGGCGAGGGTCAACTATCGCTGTGACCTTGTTGAGGTAGCCCATTCTTACGCCAGCCCTATGCATTCTTTCCTGTATATCAGTATCGTTAACACGATTCCAGTGTTTTCTCCAACAGTCCCGGTTCCACTTAAAGAACCTCAGATAGGATCGATAGACCCAAGTCTGAGTTCCACCAACCAAGGTGCCATCATCAAGTTTGTATGGCATCACCACCTTGTTCTTTGAGGTGTGCATTGCTGACACGAATTCAAGCTTCTTCTTCTTGGCATATTTCAATACGCTCTCGAGGTGATCAGGCACCCACTGGTCATCGTCATCGATGCGCGCAATCCAGTGATCATTGGTGCATTCTTTGAGTGCTGCGTTGATTGGATCGACGGGTCCACAGAGCCATCTGTTCTCTGGTGTGTCAGGATAATGCAGTTTCTTAGGTATGCTTTTAATGAATACCCGTACCGATGGATATAACTTATTGTTATTCCTTACAAACTGTTCGACCTTCTCCTCGGTGCTGTCGGTGCAGCCGTGGGCAACAATGAGTACCAACATTGGCTTGTGTGTTTGTGCCAGGACAGATGGTAGACAGGTGTTGATCAATATGTCTGCACGGTCATGTGTCGGTATAATGACTGTCACGAGATCCGATGGGTTTACTCGGTAGAGGCACCGGCTTAACCACAGGCGTGGGGTCTCCGTCACCGTGTACCATCGGCACCGGCTTGCGGAAATCATTCTGTCCGACCACGAGCGTACCGGCTGGGACTCTTGTTTCGTCATTTAATACTACTCCTTGAAGTATTGTTGCGCCGGCACCAACCTGACACCGCTTACCTATAACCACATCCCCACAGAGTATCACACCCGGTGAGATGATGCAGTGGTCACCGATGATACAGCCGTGTCCTATCGATACTGAGTAGTTGATTAGGACGTTGCGGCCGATGACGATGTCCTCACCGATGTGGCAACTGCCGGCGATGTATGCTCCTTCACCGATGACTGGACTTGTCATCTCAGCCTGAAACATCGAGGCATCCATGATGGTGGCAAACTGACACCCCTTGGCTTTGAAGTGTTCCCACTGCTCCAGTCTGGTGGTGAGATCTCCCACACCACAGATCACCTCATTCCAACCGGAACCGACGAGGATGGCAGTGACAAACCGCTCCTCATCGAAGTCAATCATTGTGGTGGCGCGCTCACTTGACGCCCTGATCTGTTTGGCGTGACCGCCTTTGCCTAAGATGTATATCATCCTTTAATCCTCAAGCCTGATGAATCCAGGCCTACGCCTCCTCTGGGGTAAGCCATGGAGGTGGAGCTGTAGCTGCTGTAAGGAGAGCTGCCCTGCACATAAGATGCGGCCATCTGGAAGACATCACTCACGCCTTCCCGGTAACCGTCATGGTTATCTCTTTGGCTTTGTGTCTGCCGTTCTAAATAGCCCACCTCACGTTTGAGTTCATAGTTCTCTTGGCGAAGACCTTCATTGTCGCCATTGAGCCTACCCACCTTTCTGGTCAGGCTTTGGTTCTGCGCGAATAGTTCTGCCTTTTTCATGTTATCCTCCATACAATAGATTGTTTGCCTTTGGGTGTTTTCCTCAGATGTAGATCATCTCACAATAATTTAGCTTCTGGCATCGCCATCTCTTTTAGCTCCACCACATCCTGGCGCATTTGTTTCAGGTCAACGTAGTGTGATAAGCCGGTAAAGGGTTTCACGCCGTTGATCCTGGCATAGACCTCCCACTCTCCTGCCCACATCCAAGCCCTGAGAATAACCCTGCATGAATCACACCCCGGCGCCCTTAGAAAGTTCTTCTCATATTTCTCATCAAACTTAAAGTTTTTATCAGGCACCACATGACCAAGTGAAATCATATCCACATCTTCCGGGTATGCTCTCGGCAGCGTGTCACCTCTGTCACTCTCCGCTGGTTTCATGTGCTTCAACAAATTAATAGGACCGCTCCAGACTGTACCACGGGTTGCCATACCATACGGTCCAGCCATCAGGTCCATACCACCACCGTCTCCACGCCGGCTGTCATCAGCCATGAATATTTCAGTTAGAAAGTAGCAGCACCAAGCAAACTCATTAAGTGTACCGATGAAGTTATTGAAGAAGTTTTGGATCTCTCTACTGTCGGTATCGCCATAGACATTGCCGCTGGTATATGCGGTCTTGGGGTTGGCCCGTTCCCACGCGAGTTTCCGACACATCTCAAAGTCTTTATCCTTGATTATCTTACTTGGACTTTTCACGGTGGCGCCTCCTCTCGGTGACAATCTCGATCACCTCTTTTTCACTCTCCCGTGGTCCCAGCTTACCATCACCCATGGCTACCTCCAGTTGCCTGACGATGTCCACCATGAATGCGAACTCCATCGGCATTAGTGAGGCACAATGATCTGGTCCAACCCAGTTACGATCCAGGGTGATGTGTTTTTCGATGACCACTGCACCCATTGACACGGCGATGACCGGCCAAACTACTGAGAGAGAGTGGTCAGAGAAACCTACGCTGTAGCCAAAGCCGTCGAGGGTCTTGATGGTTTGGAGGTTTACGTCTTCATCGGGGGTTGGATAAGCCGAGGTGCAGTGCATCAGGGTGAGGCGTTTAGTTTCTTCCATGTGTTTATCCATAATGAGAACAGCATCATAAACCCTCTCGTAGTTTGCCATGCCGGTGGAGAGTATCACAACACACCCGCTCTCGGCGGCGGCGATGAGGAGATGGGTGTTGTCTATGTCTCCCGATGAGATCTTGAGCGTCTTGACTTTTAAGTCATCCACGAGGAATCTCAAAGATCCTACATCAAAGGGTGTGCAGATATACTCAATGCCTACCACCCGGCAGTGTGCCTTCAGATCGAAGTGATATTCACGGCTGAGGGCTAGCTGCTCAAGGGTGATGCACCTATCAATGTCTGGTTCCAATAGTACAGGGTCATAGAGCTGGAACTTTACGGCATCGGCACCACACTCCTTGGCCACATCGATCATCTCAGTGGCATAGGCTGGTGAGCCTTGGTGGTTTACACCTACCTCTGCGATGATGTAGGTCATGGCCAAAACTTTCTGTGGCAAAAAGGACATTCAGTGGCTGGCGAGTATCCAGTGGCTGGCGGGTATCCGTAGTCATCCAGTTGTTTATACATACTCTTCACAGACACCTTCCCCATATTTGGAACCCGTAGCCAGTAGGCTTCTTCGTAGTTATTTATTTCATCTAAAAACTGAACACCCTCATTCCTTAAACAGTTGACCAGTCTCGTGCCGTGCAAAACCCAAACTGGTAGCCGCTGCCCCCAGTGGTCTCTTAAATACAGCCACCTATCTTGCGCTTTCTCATATCTCCTCCCAACCCTTTCCACTTGAGAACGGGATAAGCCATACTCTTTCATTAACTCAGAAACCTTGGCCCCTGTAGACAAAGCCACCCCAATGGTGAGGTTTCTCTCGTAACTCGGTTGCCAGCGAAACCCTGTTGCACCCCAGACCCACTCGCTAAACTTCATCAACCTGATCGAATGGTCCCTCGTAGTCAACTCTTTCATATGTGCCATGGCTTCCTCAATATGTCTGTGTTATCGAGATCTTGATTGACGATGATATCAGCTATTCTCTTGCTGGCGCCGAAGTCCCCAAACTCCTGATCGAATGGTCCCTCGTAGTCAATTGCTCCCATGATGGCCTCTGAGATCTGGAACTGATTAGCACCAACACTCCAGATGGATTCACCCATCGGCCGGCCGTCCTGCCTGTCTCCAATGTTCACGGTCGGAACCCGGAGATATGGCGCCTCAATAATCCCAGAGGATGAGTTTCCTATCACGGCGGTGGCGTGACGGCAGTGCCACAGATATTCACCCAGACCCCACTCGACTTCTTCGCCCACACCGGAGGTTTCGATCATATGTTTAATGACATCACTCTCTGGGTCATTGTTCACGCCGGTCCAATAGACAGTATAATCAGGGTAGTTCTTCAGCGCCTCGATCATTGCCTGTATGCCGTCGAGATTACCCAAGGTCTCAGGGTGATAGGTGCAGACAAAATACCTCTCTGGTTTTCTGTCCCCTAAGAAAGGCGTGAGGTTGTCTAGTCCTGGCGCGCCGGTCACATGGATATTTCTCTCCCCCATCTTTCTGAGGGTTTGGCCAAAGTCCTCATTCGCTACGCAGTGGATGTGTGAAAGTTTCGATATGGCGTGGCGCATATTGTCATCCATCGCACCAATGGTTCGCTCTCCTCCATGGATGTGGCAGATGGGAATGCGACTACAGGCGGCGGCGGCTGCTGCACAGAGGGTCTCCCATCTGTCGCCGAGTAGAACCACAAGGTCTATCTCTTGGTTTTTGATGTGGTTAGTGGTCGCCTGAAATACATAAGCACCACCCCACCTCTCATTGGTAGTCATCACCCTCACCCGACACCTCTTCTCCAGTTCCTCAATAACCGGCGTTAAGGGTGACCCGTCTGCCCTTCCTGACGTAACGACAAGACAGCGTCGATCACTTTTGTCTGCTGTTCGTCCGTCAGGGAAGTCGATGACGGCAGCATTACTACTCTGTTCCATATCTTTTCTGTAACCTCCAAGTTTCCCCGAGGGCAATCTTTCCATGGTGCCTGTAGGTGAAGTGGTTCCCAAAATCCAGCAGCACCGATACCCAGCTCGTTGAGTTTATGAATGTGGTTCATCGCTTCATGCGTTTGGTATCCTGAGATCCAACAAGCCGAACCCTCACTGTGAGGGACAGGATCATAAGGCAGTTCTTCTTTATACCGCTGAGAAATGCCACGCTTTTTCTTTACGAACTCATCCAGCCTGGACATCTGCGCCACACCGATGGCAGCATTCACATTTGGCATGGCGTAGTTAAATCCCTTGGAATGATAGTTGTAGTTGCCGGCATTGGCGTGACCCATCAGACCCCTGATCTTATGTTCCCGCTCAATGTTGTCTCCAACTATCGCCCCTCCTCCTCCGGTGGTTATTGTCTTGTTGCCGTTGAAAGAGAGACACGCCAGCTTATATTTCCCTCCCACCTCTCCGCTGCCTATTGAACAAGCGGCATCGACCAAAGTGCCACGGGCATAGTTACCGAAAGTCTCCACCACTAAATCCGAACCCGCGTGATCAGCAACCCAAGTTTCCGGGTCTACATCACTGAAGGATATTTCTGCCCCAACCATAGCCACGGCATTGGCAGTAGCGGCGAATGTATAGCTTGGCATATAAACCCCATCAGTCCAGCCCAAGACGGACAAGGCAAGGTGGAGCGCCGAAGTTCCGCTACAGGTCGCTACGCACCATGCCCGTCCCGTGGCCGAGGCCACAAGCTCTTCAAATTCTTTTACATATTTACCCTGACAGGGTTCATTATCCATGATAGCTCGAGAAACCAATTGCTCCTCATAAGATCCCATGTTCGGCACCAACAACGGTATCATATCCTATACTTGACCTCTCCCTTTAGATCTCCTATGTATTTTTTCCACCACTTCAGGGTTAGCTCGAGCCCCTCAGTGAGTGAAGTCTTTGGCTCCCACTGAGTAGCCTCCTTGATTTTCTTGGTGCCGGCCACCAGATCCATAACGTCATTGGTTCTTTTTCGATCTGATGTTGAGATGATATTCTTTCTCTCACCAACCAGCTTGTTGGCCAGCGCACCTATCGAAATACTCTCGCCGGCTCCACAGTTATAGACCTCTCCCAACTTGCCGCTCATCATCGAGGCAAAGGCCATGACGGTATCATCTACATATGTCAGGTCGCGGCGTGGCGTGAGATCGCCGAGGTTGATCCGAGTGCATTGAGGGTCAAGCAGTTGTCTGATGATCGCTGGAATAACGGCGCGCTCAGATTGGCGGGGTCCGTAAGTATTGAAAGGTCGGAGCGTAATGACCGGGGTGTTAAAACTTTCGAAGAAGGACCGAGCGACTGCATCACCTCCGACCTTCGACGCGGCATAGGGAGACTGAGGAAATATTCGATGGTCTTCATGGATTGGGACCTCCTGCGCGGTGCCGTATACCTCAGACGTTGAGGTGTTGATAATCCTCTCTGCATCTCTGCCGGCGTGTAGCACATTCATCGTGCCGTTGACGTTGGTCTCCAGATAGGACCGTGGTGCCTGAGATGAGTGCGGCACAGACATCAGCGCAGCCAGATGAAAGATTACTTGTTCACCTTTCAACAGGTCTCGAAGTTGCTCTGGATCTCTAACGTCTCCATGTACACACTTCATGTCATGTCTGATAGGGCTGTCATCGAGCCAGCCAAACGATGACCAGCTATTATATTGTGCCATGGCAGTAACGTGCGCGCCCCCCTCAGTGAGTAGTCCAGCAAGGTAAGACCCGATGAAGCCTTCCGCTCCTGTGATAAAAACTTTAATGCCGTTCCAGTTCATCCCTCACCTCTTGGCCGGCCGCATTCGCCGCCATCCTGATTTGATCCAACCCCACAGTTTCGTAGTGCAGGACATGAGCCATCGCCACGCCGTCTGCACCATAGTCGAACGCTTCCACCACATCCTTACTTTCTCCCACACCTCCTCCGTAGATGATGGGGACGGTTGAGGAGGAGATGCCTTCAAGAAGTCGGCTATCAATTCCTTTTGTTGTTCCTTCACATCCGACAGATGTGACAAGTATTTCTCCAGCGCCTCGACGGATTCCTTCAGCCGCCCAACTAACTGCATCAATTCCTGACGGGTCTCTTCCACCGTCTGTCCACGCTTCGTAGCCACTGTCTTTCTCCTTCGCATCAATCTGCAATACTATCGATTGAGATCCAAACTTGTTTGCCAACTCCGTTATAAGGTCTGGTCTTTTGACTGCTGCCGTATTGAGGGCCACCTTGTCTGCACCAGATCGAAGCAATAGTTGAGCATCTTCCACACTACGAACCCCGCCACCAACAGTGAGAGGGCAGAATATGCCAGCACTGGTACGATCAACCAGATCACATAGAGAATTACGACCATAGAGACTAGCAACGATATCCAGGTAAATGATCTCATCGATTCCATCTTGGTCGTATTTTTCCGCTCGTTCATACGGATCCCCCAGTTTCCTCAGTCCCTCCAATCGAACCGTCTTGACTAGGTTGGGTGCTTTTATATCGAGCCGTGCAATTAGTCTCTTCTTTAACATTCTCCACCTTGTGTTTGAGTTCCCAGGCACCCGTCTTTTGGTTGTAGTCCCACAGATGACTGGGTCTGAACCTGTTGCAGACGGTTTCAAAGTGAAACTCATCACACCCCACATAGGGGAGAAACTCTTCCAAACAATTTATGGGGTATTCCCCATCGTATTTCCGAACAAGCGCGACAGCCTCTTCGCGTGTGATTTCTCCGTCTCGGATCTCATGTGCGGCGTCAGAGGTGCATCGGCCCATGCCGAATTTGAGAAAGCTGAAGAAGTAGTGCGGGTCATCCAGCGCATCATCGAGCGATGCATACTTTGAATAGGTGCCGGTTGATCTACCGGCGGGGTTGCCTTCAAAGCCTGTGTGTTCGGATGCATAATAATAGTTCTCCTGTGGGTGCCACTTCCGGTAATAACCAAACCAGTGATATTCTGGGAGGGTCTCGACTATCGGTTGGGAATAAAAGCATGTTGCCTCAACCAACTCGCTCAGGGAGAAGCAGCCCAACTCATAGCCGAGGTCGAGAAGTTTCCGCGCTCCTCCACCTTTTAGATAGACACGCTCCCAATCATCGAAGTCCCACCCCGGCTTATTGTTAGCTGATGGATCACCACCATATTCTGCTTCTTGGTTTTCCCCACCAAAGATCAGGTTAATACCATGGTGCTTGGCGATGTGCAGGGGATAGTAAAGTTGACCCCAGACAAAGGGCAGGAACGGATCACCGATGAACTCCATCGACAACCGAGCCAGCTTCCGGTGAATGATGCCGCCGGGGAAGCCCATCTGTACATCAAACCCTGAGTGAATGAACGACTGCATATTCTTCCAACCGATGTCGGTGTGTTTGAACGGCGCCCACGTAACACAGAGCGGGTTCATGCCATGCTCATGCTTGAGCCGGTGGGCAATCATTGAGGCATCCTTGCCCCCGGAACAGGGGACGACCACATCGTAGCCGCGCGCTGACCCGTGTTGCTGAAGGAACAGATCCTCCCCACCCAGACGGTGCTTGGCGGTGAGGTGTCCTAACTCCACCGCCCGTGCCAGCCAATCTATTGTCCCGTCAGTCTTGGTTTCTGCATACCGACAGGCCGAGCAGACGCCCTCATCATCAAAGACTATGCGCGGTCGCTGGTTGCTGAGAACACACCGCTTGCAGAAGACCACCTCGGTTGGTGTGGTTTGCTCATCAAGGCTGTGTGCCTCGGCTCTTACTCTCTGCTCTACTTCATCTGACCATAGTTCAATCATTGTAAATCCTTGGCACGAGTTCACCGTCGAGCGGCACGACCGTCTCCTCATCACAGGCCACGCAGTGAAGGACGGATAGAATGTTGGGTTTCTCCGCTTGCGTCATCCTGACAAGACCATAGAATATTTCACCACCACAAATACAGGTGGCGAGGCCATCAGCCTTCATGTGTCGGGCAAGTCTTCCGGGTTTGAATTCAGCCATCGGTCAACTTCATGTAGTCAAAGCAGCTATTACATAAAGGCATAGTATAATCTTCCTCCGATAACCTTTTGCGATAGGACACAATAGTCATCTCTTTCCAGATGTCCTTCAGATCAAACTGATTGATGTTACCGAGATTTGTGGTGCCATTGTAGTCGTTGCAACAGACCCGCGCCGTGCCGTCAAATGAGATGGCCAGCTTGTCGAACACTTCCGGGCAGGGATTGAAGTGCTTCTTCTCCACCGTCTGGCGCGCGGCCAGATCCTCTGGAACGTCATCCATAAAATCAAAGGTGGTGTGGCCGACAGAAAGTTGATCGCAGAACGGCGAGAACTTTCTCTTGAATACCTCGATGGTTGATGGGTGTTCGTCCGTCACCGTGGTGGACACTGAGATGAAGGGCTTGGGATGTACACCCCGGCGCCTGTGAAACTTCCGCACGGCATTAAAGAGATCGTCATAAAAATCAATCGACCTCATCTCTGCATAGGTCTCACGGGTTGAACCCTGCAATGAGAACTTGATGGAATCCAAACCCATGTTGATCAGCATCTGCTGCTCATAGTCTCCAATCTTGGATCCGTTGGTGTTGAGGTGGGTGGGTAGGAGGGCATCGGTGGCCCTCCTCAAGAACCGGAACACTTGGGGGTGCATCATTGGCTCTCCCCACCCGACGAACCGTAGCCCAATGACCTGGGATGCACACTGCTCTACGATCCGATCAAACGTCTCCCAAGACATAAATCCTGCCGGCCTGTCCAATGAAAGATTGCCGACCGGACACATCCTACACCTGAAATTACAGGTGCTGGTCAACTCAACATCGATGTGTGTAGGATATTCTGGAAGCTCTGCGTACTTCGAGGCGTTGTTGCCTCGGGCAGCTTCTTCATACATCCATTGAAAGGGGTTCTTCGCGGAACTCATCATTGTGTGATTTTACACACGATTCTCTTCAAAAATCAACTGTGCTTTTTCAAAGTCCTCGAGGGTATCAATGTCCACAGATCTAGCCGCCGGCATTGGTACAAGCTTGGTGTCCTGTGTGTCCCAGTTGCCGCCGTCTTCCAGCCACTGGGTGGTGCCACAATACACCGCACCATTGGGAACTGTCTTGCCTACCTCCGCGGTTGCTGCCGGCACACTCATTGTTTGGTGAGTGTTAAAACAGTGATCTATGTCATCTGAGATTCGCAAGGGTGATGTTGGTTGGAGTAAAACCACACTGCCTTGCAGATTTCCGATGGCGTGTTTCAATGCAGCATATGAGGTGGCGGTGTCAGTGGATAAATACGGAGGACGGAGCAGCGCCACCGCTCCATGCTCATTAGCCAACTCAAGAACGTCATGGTCATCAGAAGAGACGATGATCTCATCGATGTATCGAGATCTCTGAGCTTCGAGGATTGACCAGACCACCATCGGCCGGCCGGCGATAAGCTTTTTGTTTTTGCCGGGAAGCCGCTTGGATCCCGCACGAGCCAGGATGACACCAACGATCACATCTTTCCTCCGGCAGCTTCATATGTCTCGAAGGTTCCGATGTCCTGCCAGTGACCTGAGATGTAATAGGCCGAGACGTTGTCCAACCCAAGTAAGAGGTCTGGCATATCGATGGGTTGGGGTGGCACTTGCACCAGCGCAGATGGTGAGATGACATTGATGCCGGCCGACACCGGATAATTCTTAATGGGTTTCTCATCGATGCTGGTCATGTGTCCGTTCTCGATCTCGACCACACCGTACTCGACCTGGTGCTGGTAGAGTGCGAGGCACATCGTGGCGTCAGCCTCTGCCATGGTGTGGTGTTTTACGAGATCTTTGTAATCAAGCTTCGCCTGGATGTCAGCATTGCAGACAATGACGGGCTCATCGTCAGGCACATAGTAAAGAGCGCCGGCAGTACCCAACGGTTCAGCCTCATCAATATAATCAATGTCACATCCGAAGTTGGATCCATCACTGAGATAGTCTTTAATCAGTTCGCCGAGATAGTGAACTGAAATTATGAAGTCTGTGAAATCCTGACTAATGAATTCCTCGATGACCTCTTGGATCATTGGCTTTGCGCCAACCTCCAATAAAGGCTTGGGTGCATTCTCAGTTAAAGGGTGCAGCCGCTGGCCCCTGCCGCCAGCCATGATGACTACTCGCATTAATTCATCTTCTCTTTCTTTATCTTCTTTGCTGATTTCATCAACGTGGCCAGGTAGATGGCGTCCTTGAGGATTGCCTCATCTTCAGTCTCAATGAAGGCCTCTTCTTTGTCGTGGACTTCGACACGCTCAACTGCCTTGCCTTCGAGACGGTTGCCAATCTCGATCATCTTTTTCACATCGCCGTTGAGGATTGCCTCATCGACCAGTTTCTCGGCCAGGACAGTCAGCTTTCTTTTACTCTCGCCGCTCCCATCCTCTTCATGGTATCTGTTGACCGCCAGCCTGATGGCCTCGGACCATGGTTTGTTTCTTCGAGTGTCGTGTGTTTTTACTTCGTTGCCTACAGTGAACTTACCCTTTTCATCGCGGTCTTCACCGTTGGTTTTCCCGTTGGCTTTCTTAGCCACAATACCCTCCTAAAAAAGTTGCGTCTGATGCAAATTAACTGTTGCATCATATGCAATGGTGTGCTATACTACTTAAACTTGATAACACATAAACCACTTTTGGAGAAGGAATAATGAAAATCAGAATATGCCTAGCAGACGAAGCACCGCGCATCGGCTCTGGTCACCGCATCGTTGAGGTGATCAGCCGCGGCCCTAAGTGGGTCACTGTTAAGTATGCCCCCAAGGTAATACGCCGGCCGGGGCAACGCCTCGATGGATCCACACGGGAGCCCATCTATGTCATCAACCAAAAGTTCCGCGTCTCTGAGTGGGCGCGGTTTGAAAAGAAAGGAATTGATCTGTCTGGTGCAAAGCGCATTGCGGCATCAGCCCTTCATGTAACAGGAGACGCCTAATGCAAAAAGCATACTTACATCTAATCCAATACGCCATCAACTGTGGAGCCATTGTTGATGTCGATGACGGTGGTGATCAAGATGAGATCCACCGCGGCAGCACCTTCGCCCAGGCAAAGGAAGCCGTCGAGAGTGTGGATGTTTCAACTATCACCGTCTACACCGGCACCGACAAAACAAACTTTGAGGTTGCCCTTGAGTATGGACAACAACCCGAAGAAACCATTTATGACTATTCAGTAACTGACTTCAGCGCCCTCTGGGAAGCTGTCTATTATTAGGAGCGAGAAATGGAACATCCAATCCAAGTCACCGTGACCAATGTCTACTGCCACGGCTCGATCTTCAGATGGATCGGCCACGACAAGCAGGGCAACTTGCGCCACATCAACTGGGACACTCGCCAGCACGGTGTGTTTGTCGATGACCACCCCGATGTCACCCTACCCTTCGACGTTCTTTATGAAGAGGGTGAGGATAATAACTTTATTGAACTGTTATAGGAGAAATGAAATGGGATACAGAATATTCACTCGCACTTGGTGGAAGAAAAACCCGGACTACCCAGATGGCTTGGAGCCCCATGCTGGCCGGCAGACCACCATCGGCAGAGCTGAGACTGAAGCAGAGGCAGTTGAATATTGCCGCCACTGGAACGCCACCCACAACCCCGGCAAACTTAGCCGGAAGGCAGAGTTCGATAGTTATTAACTGAAAGGAGTGGCGCAAAAAAAAGGTCATCAGGTTTGGTGGCCTTTTTTATTATTCAAATCTCTCTTCTTACTTAACTACTTATCTAATTATCACACTAGGCTGGAGTTTGCTGTGGGTACAGGACGCCTAACAGAAGGATATTGAAATCCCCTGCTAGACATCCTGCAAAGTTCCCGATCATCACACTGAGGAGGAGATGCCGCTATGCACTGTCATTGGCTATTCCCTCTGACCCATGTGGTGCAATGACTGAGGACCACCACACAGGCTAACCGTTATTCCTTGGGAGCGTTGACTACCCCGACACCAAGGCGGGACTAAGAAACAATATG